GTGTAGCACCTATAAAAACAATAAGTTACATAAGCAGTTAAATTTGGAGCGCTTAGAGAGGCAATCAAGCTGGTTGAATATCTAAGTTACAAAAACAATCATTTAACACTAAGGGTAGAGGCTTAGTGTTAAATCAAACAGAAGGATAATATGAATATAGAAGTTACTCAAAAAGATATAGATATGGGCGTACCCAGTAATAGTTGTAAATGTCCAATTGCTATTGCATTAAAAAGACATTTAAAAAGTGATGATATAAAAGTTTGTCTAAGCACTGAGATGACTGACAATTTAGATAATTTTGTCGTTTATTTTGAGATTGATAAGCTTAGATATTATAGCAATGCATTTTCAGCAAGCACCGTTATAAGACAATTTGTTAATGATTTTGACAAGTGGGGTTTAACTGAAAGTATAAAACCATTTAATTTTGATTTTGATTCTATTAAATGGCACTCAACTATAACAACTGGAGCGTAAATATGGACATGAATATAGTTATAATAATTTTAGGTGGTTTAGTATCATATTTGTTACTCTTACCTAGAAAAAAGAAAAAAACAAAAGATGCAAGCACAATTAACCCGTTTGCGCAGTCTACACGACTAAGCGGCAAAGTAATTGATGAGCTTAACAAAAAGGATGGTAAATAATGGCACTAGACCACATTAACTCTAAAATAAAAGGTGAGATTGTCAGTTTTTTACAAAAGACTCAATCTTATGTAGAATATGATGCACTCACACCTAATCAAATAGCACATAGAGCGGTAACTTTTATGGAGCGTGTTTTAGCTTCTGATTTACCACCATTGCTGGCTATTTCTAATGAGTTAAAAAAATCTATAAGGAAACCAGACTAAAGTACCCATAGTAGATACGAAAACATAACCCAATTAAATTATAGGAGTTTGTTAACATGGTAAAATTGATTGAAAGCGTTGCAAGTTATAAAGATGAGCTTGCACACGAAAAAGAGATGAGAGATTTAGGCTCTAAGCGTACTAATACAAGATTACTTTCTCACATTGAGCGTGGTGAAGAGAGTGTAACATCATACGGTAAAATAATGGTTGCTAACACCATAAGACCAATGGCAAAAGAGATAGCTGAATGGGTCACTGAGCAATCAAAAAAGACTATTGGAAAACCATCCATAGCTTACACTAAAATGTGCGAAGTTGAGCCTGAGATATTGGCTCTAATTACCGGCAAGCATATTATAAATACAATCACACAAAGTAAACCATTGACCGCCACTTGCATTGCACTAGGCGGCAAAGTAGAAACTGAGATTAGTCTTAAAAACTTTAAAAGTTTAAATCCAGATTTATACCAAACAGTAAAAAATGATTTAGATAAGCGTAGTTTTAATTATACTTATAAGCGTAGGAAACTAAGGGAGAGTGCAAAAAGAGATGATGTAGTTGTCTGGGAAGAGTGGACAACGCCTACTAAGTTGCATGTCGGACTTAGATTGGTTGAGCTTATGATTTATTCAACGGGCATGATTGAGATTGGCACTGAAACTGTAAGACACAAAAAAGCTAAGATAATAAAACAAACTGATAAAACTAGGGAGTGGATTAAAAATAGAAATAGCTTTAATGAATTACTTAACCCTGAATATTTACCTACAGTTATGCCACCTAAAATGTGGTCTACTGTAACCGGTGGTGGTTATTGGACTAAAGAATTACCAGAGCTAGACCTTGTTAAACAAAAAAATAAACTGTTTAAAAAGGAATTAGAAAACTTTGATATGCCTGAGGTTTATAGCGCAGTCAATACAATGCAAAACACACCTTTTAAAGTTAATAATTTTATCTTAAAAGTTATGCAAGAGGCGTGGGATAGAGGCTTAGCGGTTGGTGGAATGCCACCTAATGTTAATTTAGATATACCTAACAAGCCTCACGACATAGACACAAATCCTGAGTCTCGTAAAGCATGGAAGATGAAAGCTGTTATGGCTCACACAGAGAATGCCCGTATGTTTTCTAAAAGATTACTGTATGCTAAAATCATATGGTTGGGTCAAAAGTTTGCTAATTACGCAACTGTATACTTTCCTTTGCAATTAGATTTTAGAGGTAGAGCTTATGCGGTTCCGGCATTTCTTAACTATCAATCAATCAATGGTGCTAAGGCTTTGTTGTCGTTTGCACATGGTAAACCAATCACTAAAGAAAATAAAGGTGACTATTGGTTGGCTGTGCATGGTGCTAATATGTTTGGAGAAGATAAAATTTCTTTTGCTGAGCGTGTTAAATGGACTAAAGACAATGAAGCTATGATTGTTGCGTGTGCGGAAGACCCATTAACTAACAGACAATGGGAAGACGCTTCTAATGCATTTCAATTCTTAGCATTTTGTGATGAATGGTCTAGGTTTTTAAAAGAAGGAGATGGCTTTATTTCAAGCATACCGGTTAATGTTGATGGCTCATGTAATGGATTACAATTATATTCATTAATGCTGAGAGACAGTAAGGCTGGCAAGCTAGTTAACTTGACACCGACTGCAATGCCTCAAGACATTTATCAATTAGTTGCTGATGCAGTTATTGAGCAATTAAAATTAGATGTAAAAGACGGAAACCCTTATGCTCAGAAATGGTTAGATTATGGTATCAAGAGGTCAACAACTAAGCGTAGTATTATGACTATTTGTTATGGTTCAACAAGATATTCATGTACTGAGTTTGTTATTGAAGACTTAACAAAACGACAAGACAAAGGAGAACATAACCCGTTTCAAAATGATTTGTTTAAACCAGCAAGTTATTTGTCGGCGGTAATATGGGATAGTATTGGAGATAACTTAACTTCTGCAAGAGTTGGTATGAATTATTTACAAACAATTGCTAGAATAGTTGCTAAAAAACAATTGCCGGTTCACTGGGTTACACCCGTTGGTTTTCCGGTTTACCAATCATATCCACAAATGAAGTCTAAAAGAGTTAAAGCTATGCTTATGGGAGAAGTTATTAAGCCTAGAATTAATACTGAAACTGACTTAACTGACAAATTGAGAATGGGTAATGGAGTGGCACCTAATCTGGTTCATTCCGTAGACTCAGCCGCAATGATGAAAACTGTTAACATAGCTCACAAGAATGGTATTACTAATTTTTGTAATGTGCATGATAGTTTTGGTACTACTGCTGGAGATGTTGAAATACTTAACAAGTCTATTAGAGAAGCATTTATAGAAATGTTTACTAATAATGATGTATTGTTAAATTTCAGAAATGATGTGTTAAAACAATTACCAGTAGAACTACACTCTAAATTACCTGAAGTTCCCGCAAAAGGCGATTTAGATATACAACAACTGCGGGAGAGTGAGTTCTTTTTTGCGTAAGCATTTAAGTACCCATAGTAGATATAATACAAAGGAGTATATATAATATGAAGAACAATTACACAAAAATTGTAAGTCCTGAAGGAGTAAGTCAGTATGCATGGCTAACACAGCCAGATACTAAGTTTGATGATAGTGGACATTACAAAGTTAACCTTATCATTCCTACTGACAAGGCATCTTCATTAATTAAACAGATTGATGAAGAAATGATTAAGAGCATGGCAACAGCTAAAGATAGCAATAAAGGTAAAACTATAAAAAGTGCTAATGCGCCTTATGATGATGAACTTGATGATGATGGTAAACCCACTGGGAATACTATCTTTAAGTTTAAAAGAAAAGCTCAAATAATTACTAAAGATGGTAAAGTTGTACCATTTAAAGTAGCGTTATTTGATAGCAAGGGTGTCCCATTAACAGATGTTAATGTATGGTCAGGTAGTAAAATGAAAGCAAGTGCTGAGCTTGTGCATTGGTTTACCGCAATGGCTGGGGCTGGCGTATCACTAAGACTAAGAGCGGTGCAGATTACTGAATTAGTAGAAGGTGGTAGTGGCAGTAATGCAGAAGGCTTTGGCTTTGATGAAGTTAAAGACGGATATAAAGCTCCAGAAAAACCTCAACAAGACGAAACATTTGAAAATGAAGTTCCCGCACAAACCGAAAACAAAGCTGACTTCTAGTCAGATTGGATTGTTTAAGGGCTTCAGGTCAGGCTTAGAAGTAGCGATTGCTTCTGAGCTTGACAATCAGCATGTAGAGTATCGCTTTGAAAAAACTAAATTAAGTTATACGAAACCAGAAAAAGTGCATACCTACACACCTGATTTTTATTTAGTTCAAAAAGATATATACATTGAAACTAAAGGATATTTTACTACTCAAGACAGACAAAAAATGCGTTTAATAAAAGAACAACACCCAAAGTTAGACATTAGATTTATTTTTAGTAATTCAAAACAACGCATAAGCAAAAAATCAAAGACAACATATGGGATGTGGTGTGATAAATATGGATTTCAATACACCGATAAACATGTACCAAAGGAGTGGCTATGAGTAATACACGAATAGAAACAAAGTATATTGTTGTGCATTCAAGTCAAACCAATCCAACACAGAATTTAAATGCAAAAGATTTAGATACACAACATAGAAAAGAAGGTTTATTTTCTTGCAAGTTTCATAAGATTATAAAGAGAGATGGAGAGATACAAGATGGTAGAGATATTATGCTTGCTGGTGCTCATGTAGATAAAAACATTGAGCTATCAAATAAAAATTCTATTGGCATTTGTCTAATTGGTGGACACAATGCTAACGGACAGCCTGAATGTAATTTTACTTTAAAACAATATCAAAGTTTATCTACTTTGGTTGCAGATTTAGAGTCTTTTTACAAGCAGGTTGAAATTGTCGGACACAGAGATGTGTCAGACTCCTTATGTCCACAGTTTAATGTAAAAGAACTGTTGGCATAGTTTGTTTGTACTTGCTGGGTAGAAATACCCAGTGAGTTTTATTAATTTAACAATGGAGACATTAATGTGGAAGTAAATACTGAAAGTAATTTTTTATATCACAGTTCATGCACTGAATGTGGCTCTAGTGATGCAAACTCAATATATGATGACGGGCACAGCTTTTGTTTTTCATGTAACACAAACAAACAAGGAGTAGAGACTTTGACACAAACAAACAAACAAGAAACTAGTAAAGATTTTATAAGCGGTGATATAACTGCTTTATCAAAAAGAAAAATTGATTTCAACACAGCACAAAAGTTTAATTATCAAATTGGAGCATACTTTGGTAGACCATGTCAGATTGCAAACTATTATAATAGTGACAAAGTATTAGTTGCACAAAAACTAAGATACCCTGATAAAACATTTCAGTGGATAGGTGAGGCAAAACAATCTGGTTTATTTGGTCAGCATTTATGGCGTACAAATGGTAAAATGATTATCATTACAGAAGGTGAATTGGATGCCTTAAGCGTTTCAAAAATTAATTCCAATAAATTCCCAGTAGTTAGTATTAAGTCAGGTGCGGCAGGTGCTAAAAAAGATATACAAAAAGAACTTGAGTTTTTAGAAAGTTATGAGTCTGTAATTATTTTATTTGACCAAGATGAGCATGGACAGAAAGCGGCAGTAGAATGCGCTAAATTATTCTCTCCAAACAAAGCTAAAATTTGTACTTTACCTTTAAAAGATGCTAACGATATGCTACTTGCTGGGAAAACAAAAGAACTAACAGATTGTATCTGGTCTAGTAAAGCGTACAGACCGGATGGTATTGTTTTAGGTTCAGACTTGTGGAGTGAAATACAAAAAGAAGATAAGTTTGTTACAGTTCCATATCCATTTGAAAGTTTAAATATTAAGACACATGGATTGCGTAAAGGTGAGCTTGTTACTATTACTGCTGGTAGTGGTGTAGGTAAATCTTCATTTTGTAGACATGTGGCATTACAATTATTAAAACATGATTACACAGTAGGTTACATTGCTTTAGAAGAGACAATGAAACATAGTGCATTAGGTATCATGGGTGTTGAATTAAAGAAACCATTACATTTAACTAGGGAAGGTATTAGTGAAGAACAATTACATAAAACATTTAACGATACTGTGGGCAGTGGTAAGTTCTATTTGTATAATCATTTTGGTTCTACAATTGCAGATAACTTGCTCGCTAAAATAAGATACATGGCTAAAGCGTGTAATGTAGATTATGTTATTCTTGACCACTTACACATGGCATTGTCTGCGTTAGGAGATTCTAACACAACAGATGAGAGAAAACTTATAGACTATTTTGTATCTAAGTTAAGAACTTTAGTAGAAGAAACTGGAATTGGTTTAATACTTGTATCACATTTATCAAGAGCTAAAGATGGAAACAAAGGTTATGAAGATGGATTACAAGTGTCTATGAATAGTCTTAGAGGCTCAGCTTCAATAGCTCAGTTGTCAAATATGGTACTTTCTATATCCAGAGACTTACAAGCTGATAATAACTTAGCTCAAGTCAATGTTCTTAAAAATAGGTTCAGTGGAGAAACTGGAAAAGCTTGTGATTTACATTATGATTTAGAAACTGGTTGTTTGACTGAGGTGCAAGGAGAAAAGTTTGACGATTTCTAACAGAAAGTTAGTCAAAATGAAAAAAGACTCGTTAAGTTGGACAGTCTATGTAATGAATGCAGTTGCACAAGCCAAAAAATCAAATCAAGTTGTTATACTTGAGGTTGGAAAAGAATCCTCAGGTAAATTGTTACAAGACGCATTGTTAAAACTAGCTTTAAGTGGTGAGGAAGCCGCTTGGATGGTAGATATTAAAGTACACACACATTTAAATTAAAGGAGATTATGAAATTACCAATTATAAATAAAAAAATATTAAACGCTCCTTTTGTTTCTTTACATTGGAAAGATATTTGTGGGTCGGCTGAATGGGTTTCTTTAAAAGAAGCAAGAGAAAGTAAGGTTATTATTTGTATTTCAAATGGTTGGCTTATCAGAGCCGATAAAGAAGTTCATGTAGTTGCTGGTGATGTAAATTTTCAGCCAGATGGTACTTTAGGAGATGTAGGGAATGTAACTACAATACCAACAGTTAATGTATTAAAAATTAAAAAGGTAAAACTTTGAGTAGTTATATATTTGATGTAGAGACTGATGGCTTTTTAGATGTCGTGTCTAAAGTACATTGCATTGTTTTAAAAGATGTTGATACAAACACAATGATACATTTACCAGTAGAAGAAGCTGTTGCTAAATTAGAAAAAGCAGATTTAATCATTGGTCATAATATTATAAAATATGATATTCCAGTTTTACAAAAATTATATGGCTTTGATTTTAAGAATAAAATTTTAGACACAATTGTAGCTACAAGATTATTATTCCCAGATGTAAAAGAAAAAGACTTTCAGCGTAAGGATTTTCCTAGAGATTGCATTGGTAGACATAGTTTAAAAGCATGGGGTAATAGAATTGGTAACTACAAAGCACAGTTTGAAACTGATTGGAAAACTTATTCACCTGAAATGCTAGACTATTGTACTCAAGATGTAGAGGTAACTTATAATCTTTGGAAGATGATAGAACAAAAAGGTTACTCTCAACAAGCTATGGATTTAGAGCATGAAGTTTCTTTATTAATATTTAAACAAGAATCATATGGTTTTAGTTTTGATACTGATGGTGCTAAACAATTATATTCTAAATTACAAAGCAGAAGATTAGAATTAGAAGATGAGTTACAAAATTTATTCCCACCTAAAACATTAAAGACACCTTTTATTCCTAAAGTAAATAACAAAGCTAGAGGATATGTTAAAGGTAAAACTTTTTATAAAGAAAAGATTGTTACATTTAATCCTTCTAGTAGACACCACATAGCAGATAGATTATCTGAAATGCATGGTTGGAAACCTACTGTGTTCAATGATGATGGTAAACCAAAGCTAGATGAAACTACTTTATCAGCTTTACCATACCCAGAAGCTAAAACATTATGTGAGCATTTCTTATTAGATAAAAGAATTGGACAGCTAGCAACTGGTGCGCAAGCTTGGTTAAAACATGAGAAGAAGAATAAAATACATGGCACTTGTAATACTAACTCCACAGTAACAGCCAGAGCAACACACTCGTACCCAAACATGGCGCAGATTCCTAGTGTATCTGTGCAGTATGGTAAAGAGTGTCGTGCATTATTTACAGTTCCAGCCGGTAAAAAACTTGTAGGCATTGATGTCTCAGGTTTAGAAGTGAGAATGTTGGCTCACTATATGGCTAGGTATGACAAAGGAGACTACTCTAAAGTTGTGTTAGACGGTGATATACATACTGAGACACAAACTTTAGCTGGTTTAGATAGTCGTGACTTAGCCAAGCGTTATTTTTATTGTTTTTTATATGGTGGTGGCGTTAAAAAAATCGCTTCTGTTATAAATAAATCAGTACCAGAGGCATCTAAGATTAAAAAAAGATTCTTAAATAATTTACCTGCATTAAATAAATTAATTGTAGATGTTCAAAAAGTTGCAGAACGTGGATTTTTAATGGGTTTAGATAAGAGACAAGTTAAAGTGCGTTCATCACATGCCGCATTAAATACTTTATTACAAAGCTCAGGGGCACTGGTATGTAAACAGTGGTTAGTTGAATTTGATAAAGTTATAAGTAAGATACCAGAAGCTCAACAAGTAGTGTGGGTGCATGATGAAATACAAGTAGAATGTCTTGAAAAAGATGCAGATACAATTGGGCAATTAGCCATAAAAGCAATAGAAGATACTGGTAGATATTTTAATTTAAGACTACCTTTAACTGGTGAATATAAAATAGGAGACAACTGGAGTGAAACACACTAAAGCACAGCCTCGTTTTGATTTAGATTTAAAGTTTGGTCAACAAAATGAGAACGATTTTTTAACAGCGATTGAAGGTAAAGTAGAAGTAAAGACAGACAGAATGTGTATTAACACTGGCAATGTTTATATTGAAACTGAAAGCAGAGGCAAAGCTTCCGGTGTATATAATACTGATGCTAAATATTATGCTATCTGTTTATATAAAGCCGACAGAAAAAAGAATGTCTGGGTTTTAGTTCCTACTAAACATCTAATAAAGTTGATGAAAAAATATCCAGTAAAAGCTGGTGGAGACAATTGGACTTCTAAAGGACACATAGTGCCTAAAGAAGCTTTAATAACATTTGATATATAAAGGAGAAAATATGAATAAACAAAAAGTATTATTAATTGATGGCGATATTTTATTATACAAAATTGCTATGAATAATGAAGTACCTACAGACTGGGGTAATGGTTTGTGGACATTACATGCTGATGAAAATGTATGTAAATTAGATGTAGATGCAGTGATAGATAATTTAGGTTCTAACTTTTCTGCTGATGATTATGTAGTTTGCTTAACAGACAAACATAACTTTAGAAAAGATGTGTTACCTAGTTACAAAAGCAACAGAAAAAATATTCGTAAACCTATGATGTTAAAAACATTGCGTGAATATGTAATGGAAAAACATAATGGTGTTGTTTGGAAAAACTTAGAAGCAGATGATGTTATGGGTATCATGGCAACAGAGCCTTCTATAGATGAACGAATTATTGTTAGTATTGATAAAGACATGAAAACAATTCCATGTAATTTATCTGCTGACGGACAAACAGTCACACCTATACCACAGCGACTAGCTGATTACTGGTTTATGATACAAACATTAACTGGTGACAAAACTGACGGTTATGATGGTATTGAAGGAGTAGGCATCAAGACTGCTGAAAAACTAATAATGAAGTATACTAATGTTCCCTTATTAGACCTATGGAAAATAGTCAAAAAGATTTATGTAGATAAAGGTTATACTGAGGCAGAAGCTTTACAGCAAGCCAGAGTTGCACACATTTTAAGACATGGAGAATATAACAAAAAGACAGGAGAAGTAAAATTATGGCAGATTTAATTAAGAGCCCACCACACTACAATCAAGGCAATATTGAACCTATTGATTATATTGTCGCTAATAAACTTACATACTGTGAGGGTAATGTTGTAAAATATATTTCTAGGTGGAGACACAAAGGTGGTGTGGAAGATTTAAAAAAAGCAAAACAATACATTGATTTTATCATAGATAAAGAAGGTGTTACAACAGTTACAGAAACGAAAGATTAAATAATTATGAGCATAGACTATAGCAGAGATGAGTTGCTTACTGAATTTGGTAAGACAACATTAAAAGATAGATACTTACTACCTACAGAAACATCTCCTCAAGATGGATTTATGAGAGCCGCTAAAGCTTTTTCTGATAGTGATGAAATGGCAGAGCGTATCTATTCTTATGCATCTAAGCTATGGTTCATGTACTCAACACCTATTTTGTCTAACGGTGGTGCTACTAGAGGCATGCCTATATCATGTTTTTTAAATTATGTAGGTGATAGTAGAGAAGGATTAACTGGACACTACACAGAGAATGCTTGGTTAGCATCCGTTGGTGGTGGAATTGGTGGCTACTGGGGTGACATACGAAGTGATGGAGTTAAAACTTCTGGTGGTTCTCAATCATCAGGTTCAATTCCTTTTCTTCATGTAGTAGACTCAGAAATACTTGCGTTCTCTCAAGGTAAAACTAGAAGAGGTAGCTATGCGGCATACATGAATATTAGTCACCCAGAAATTATAGAATTTTTAGAAATGAGAAAGCCTAGTGGTGGTGATGTGCATAGAAAATGTTTAAACCTACATCATGGTGTCAATTTATCTAATGAATTTATGGAGTTAATAGATAATTGTATTAAAGAACCGACACATGATGATAGCTGGAATTTAATAGACCCACATACTAAAAAAATAATGCGGACTGTATCAGCAAAAGATTTGTGGCTTAAAATTTTAGAGACTAGAGTAGCCACTGGTGAGCCTTATGTTTCATTTATTGATACTGTTAATGAAGCATTGCCTGAAACACAAAAGAAATTAGGATTGAAAGTACATCATTCAAATTTATGTACTGAGATTACATTGGCAACTGCTGAAGATAGAACTGCTGTATGTTGTTTGTCTTCTGTTAATTTAGAAAAATATGATGAGTGGAAAAATGACTCAAGATTTATACCTGACTTAGTTAGGTTTTTAGATAATGTATTACAATTCTTTATTGATAAAGCTCCCGAAGAATTATTTAGAGCAAGGTTTAGTGCATCACAAGAAAGAAGTATTGGACTAGGTGCTATGGGTTTTCATTCTTATTTACAATCTAAAGGTATACCATTTGAATCAGCTTTAGCTAAGTCAATGAACTTAAAAATGTTTAGAGAAATGAAAGAACAAGCTGTAGCAGAGAGTAAAAGACTTGCAGTTAAAAGAGGAGAAGCTCCTGACATGGAAGGCACTGGAATGAGACATGCTCATTTACTAGCTGTTGCTCCTAATGCTTCTTCTTCTATTATATGTGGTACAACTTCTCCATCTATAGAGCCATTTAGAGCTAATGCTTATGTGCAAAAAACTATGTCTGGTTCATTTCTAGTTAAGAATAAATTCCTAGAAAAAATTCTGGAGAAAAAAGGAATTAACAATGAAAAGATATGGACATCTATTTTATCTAACAGAGGGTCTGTGTTACATTTAAAAGAATTGTCTGACAATGAGAAAGGATGTATTTAAAACTGCTATTGAAATTAATCAACAATGGATAATAGAACATGCTTCCGATAGACAACAATATATTTGTCAAGGACAATCAGTTAATGTGTTTGTTCCTGCTGATGTTGACATTAAAGAACTACATGACATACACATGTTAGCTTGGAAAAGAAAATTAAAAACTTTATACTATTGTCGTTCAGAAGCTATTAAGCGTGCAGAGTTAGTATCTAAAAAAATAGAACGAACTATTATACCTGAAGCAGACTGCTTAGCTTGTGAGGGATAATGTTAGATAGATTTTTATATGACTTTTTTCAGCAAGTGTGATGATATATTATATTGGATAGGTAATTTATATCCAAAACCTAAACCAAGAAAGAAAAAAAAGAAATGACACACCCAGACGACTTTAAAGTTACTTACAAAAAAAGAAAACCAAAACCAAAACACACAGTTATGTGGACAGTATATCATACTATCTTAGCTGTTGAATTATTAATCATTATTATTATAGAAGGGATAGAATTATATGGGCAAATCATCAACGGACAATTATAAAATTAGAGATGGAAAACATATACCTACTCAGAAATATAAAGATAACTGGGAAAGAATATTTGGTAAAAAAGAAATAGTTGAAGAACTTCCAAAAGAAGAAGCAGATTACATAAAAGAATTGGAAAAAAAGATATGAGTTTATTTGAAAAACGAACACACTACAAACCATTTGAATACACATGGGCATTTGAAGCTTATGATGCACACCAAAAAATGCATTGGTTACCAAGCGAAGTTCCTTTACATGAAGATGTAAGAGATTGGAATGAAAGATTAACAGCAGAAGAAAAGAATCTTATAGGACAAATACTTAAATTCTTTACACAAGGGGATGTAGATATTGCGCAAGCATATCTTGATAAGTATATTCCTAAATTTAAACCACCAGAAATTAGAATGATGTTGTCGGCAATAGCTACTTCAGAAGCTAATCATGCACATAGTTACTCATTATTAAATGATACTATTGGTTTACCTGACAGTGAGTACAAAGCATTTCAAGAATATAAAGAAATGTCTGACAAACATACCTATTTATTTGAGTCTAAAGGTAAAGGAATAGAAGGATTAGCTAGAGAAATAGCTTGTTTTTCTGCATTTGGTGAAGGCTTACAGTTGTTTGCTTCCTTTGCAATGCTTCTTAACTTCTCAAGATTTGGTAGAATGAAAGGAATGTGTCAGATAGTTACTTGGAGTATCAGAGATGAGACACACCATGTAGAAAGTATGATTAAATTATTCCATGCACTTATAAAAGAAAACCCGAATATTTGGACAGAAAAATTTAAGGCAAGTATCTATCAAACATGTAGAGATATGGTAGATTTAGAAGATAAGTTTATTGATTTAGCTTTTGCTCAAGGTGGCATCAGAGGTTTAAAGTCTGATGAAGTTAAACAATACATAAGATACATAGCTGATAGAAGACTATTACAATTGTCTTTAAAACCTAACTATGGTGTAAAACAAAACCCTTTAGGTTGGTTAGATTGGGTGTTAAATGGTGTAGAACATGCTAACTTCTTTGAGAATAGAGCTACAGAATACAACAAAGGTAGCATCACCGGAAACCTATGGGATTAAAGTACCCTTTTTAGAAGAATAAAATATGCCAGACTTAAATGATGTAGAATTACCTACAAAAGTAGACGATTTGATTGAACTTTTAAATAAAGTTTATCCAGAAAAGTCACCTATTATATCAGATAAACCCAATGAAATATACTTTCAAGCAGGTCAAAGAGATGTAGTAAAATTTATTAACATGCTAAAAGAGAGGACTCAGAAATAATATGTGTATGTCAAAGCCTAAAATACCAAACCAGTAGTGGCACCACCAGCAATTCAACCTATTGAATCACCAATTGCAGAAGAAAAAGCTTCTACAGTTGAAACAGCAGTAGATACTCAAGAAACTATAGCTAAAAAAGCTAAGAAATCTGGTACTACAGCATTACAAACTTCATCTGGTTTAAATATACCAACTGTATCTGGTTTAAATATTACATAACATGCAATACAATAGCGTAAGCATGTTACAACAAAGCGCTAGACAGCGTTACGAAGCGCTGAAACAACACAGAGAACACTTTTTAGATAGAGCACAAGAATGTAGTGAACTAACTATTCCTTCTCTCCTTCCCCCTGATGGTTTTCATTCATCAACAGACTTATACAATCCCTTCCAATCCGTAGGTGCAAGAGGAGTAAACAATTTATCTTCTAAATTATTACTTTTATTATTACCACCTAACGCTCCTTTCTTTAGATTATCAATAGCAGGTGACGCTAAAAAAGATTTAGACCAACAAAAAGAAATTAAGTCTGAAGTAGAAAAATCTTTAGCAACTATAGAAAGAGAAGTTTCAAGTAAAATTGAACAACTAGCTTTAAGAGTTTCAGTGTTTGAAGCACTAAAACATTTAATTGTTGCAGGTAATGTATTAACTTATCTTCCTAAAAAAGGAAGCATGAGAGTATTCCCACTATCAAACTTTGTATGTAAAAGAGATGCGTCAGGAAATATTTTAGAAATAATAATTAAAGAAACTATTCATCCTACTTATTTAGATACAGCAACTTTAGAAAAATTACAACAACAAGAAGAATATAAACCTGATGAACAGTGTGATTTATATACTCACATTTATAAATTAGATGACAAGAAATTTTACACTTGCCAAGAAGTAAAAGGATTTAAAATAGAATCTTCTATCGGTGACTACCCAGTAGATTCTTTACCTTACCAAGCTTTAAGAATGGTTAGAGTAGACAATGAAGATTATGGAAGAAGTTATGTAGAAGAATTTTTAGGTGATTTAAAATCATTAGAAGGATTGTCTCAAGCTCTTGTAGAGTCTGCGGCGGCTTCATCTAAAGTAGTATTTATGGTTAGACCTAACTCAGTTACTAGAAAAAAAGATTTAGCTCAAACTAGAAATGGTGATATTATAACAGGTAGTGCTGATGATGTTGCTGTACTTCAATCACAAAAACAATATGATTTACAAGTAGTTGAAAGAAGTATTGGTAAATTAGAAGAAAGAATGTCTTACGCTTTCTTATTAAATACAGCTATTCAAAGAGATGCTGAAAGAGTAACAGCACAAGAAATTAGATACATGGCTCAGCAATTAGAAACTGCTATGGGTGGTATTTATTCTTTATTGTCTCAAGAATTTCAATTACCTTTGGTGACCATCTTAATGAAAAGAATGGCATCAGCTAATGAAATTCCTACATTACCAAAAGGTTCAGTACAACCTACTATTATTACAGGTGTAGAAGCTTTAGGTAGAGGTAATGACTTACAAAAATTAAGAGAATTTGTAGCTGAGATAGGAAACTTAGCACAGATAAATCCTGCAATTGCACAAAGTTTAAATTCGCAAGATTTAATTAAAAGAATTGCTACAGGTCTAGGCATTGAAACTGAAGGACTTATTAAAACTGAGGAACAACTAGCTCAGGAACAAGAAGAAGCACAGTCGCAAATGGAAGACCAACAGATGATGGGCATGGCTGAAAAAGCTGTAGCGCCTGCTGTTGCTGGAGCAATGAAACAACAACAAGAAGGATAATTATATGGTTGATACCGTAGAAATAAGTACAGAAGATACTGGTTCAGATAAACCAGAAGTAAATGAGACACAGTCCGCACAAAGTAAACCTGAAGGATTACCAGAAAAGTTTAACTCAGTTGATGAGTTAGCAAAATCATATCAGGAATTAGAAAAAAAACTTGGTGAACAATCTCAGCCTAAAGCAGGAGAGCCTACATTAAAAGAAGAAACAAAAGCTAACCCAAACAATTTAGATATAGCTGAAAAAGCTGTTGAAAATGCTGGTTTAGATATGACTTCTTTACAAGCAGAGTATTCTGAAAAAGGTGAATTAGATGCTAAGTCTTATGAAGCTTTAGAAAAAGCTGGAATAACAAAAGAATATGTAAATAATTATATTGCTGGTCAAGAGGCAATTGCTACAAACTCAGCTAATGAAATAAAAGCTACTGTTGGTGGTGATGAACCCTACAAAGCAATGACTGATTGGGCATCTAACAATATGAGTGATGGTGAGAAACAAGCTTATAACAAAGCTGTAAATAGTGGAGACATGGACACAGTTAAGTTAGCAGTGAGTGCACTTAAAGGTCAATATGAAAGAGCTAATGGTAAAGAGCCTACACTTGTGGCTGGTAAAGCACAAGCAACACAAGAAGCAGGTTATGCATCTTGGGCACAAGTTACTGAAGCTATGTCTGACCCTAGATATGCTAAAGATATTGCATACCAAAATGAAGTTAAAGCTAAATTAGGAAACAGCAGTCTCTAGTGTTACCTAAAACAGAAAAAATATTTAGACTTAAGTGTCTAATTAAGAAATGTCGTGAGCGGGGTAAATTCCTGCTCGGCATTAAGCTTGCTAAAAAACTAGCAAGTCTATAGTTGTGCTCCTTTTTAGGGGGCAACTGCCAACATATATAAATAAGTAGAGTAACCTTACCACCTGCGGGTGACAATCTGGAAATGAAACTGACTGATATGTGAGGGCTTTCTATAAACAATAACAGTAACAAAGGAAAATAATAATATGGCAAATGCAACACCCGTAAGTCAAGGTTTAGTAAATGCATCCGGTACTGAAGACGCATTGTTTCTGAAAGTTTTTGCAGGTGAAGTTCTTACTTCATTTGACAGAGCATCAGTAACAAACGGAGCTGAAATGGTTAGAAGTATTTCTTCTGGCAAATCAGCAACTTTCCCCGTAATGGGTAGAGTCGGTGCGGCTTATCATGTAGCAGGTGCAGAAATTACTGGCTCTGATGTAAACCACAACGAAAAGGTTATTACAATTAATGACCTTCTATTATCTTCTGTGTTTTTATCAAACATTGAAGAAGCAAAAAACCATTGGGATGTTAGAAGTGCATATTCTATGGAAATCGGCAGAGCGCTGGCTTTCCAAAAAGATAAGCATATCTTACAAACTATTGGACAAGCATCTTTAGCATCAGCAAATGTTGGTGATTCTGGATATGCGGCAGGTACTACTATTACTAATACTGGTATAGCTTCTGCAACTGCGTCAACTGCGGCTAACGCTGTAATTGATGCGCTGTTTGATGCGGCTAAACAGATGGATGCAAATTTTGTTCCTAAAGAAGGAAGAAAAGCGTTCATTAGATTAGAAGAGTATTACAAACTAGCAAATGGTACTAATGTAGTTAATGTTGACTTTAGTGGTCAAGGTTCAATTGCAGAAGGTAAAGTAGTTAAAGTAGCTGGAATTGAATTGATTCCAACTCCTCACTTTATTGATAGTAACATTGCGGCGGCTAATGACCAAACTGCACCTTCAGGAAAATCAGCAACTATTGCTGACCCTCAAGCAGTTAACTTAACAAATTATGTTTGTTTAGTGTCACACCCGTCTGCGGCTGGAACTGTAAAATTAATGGACTTGGCTGTTGAATCAGAATATGATATCAGAAGACAAGGAACATTAATGGTTGCTAAATACGCTATGGGTCATGGTGTACTTAGACCAGAAGCGGCTATCGGAATTAAAGAAGCTTAATAGCTAAACTTTAATACAGATTTGGCGGGGGCAGGAGACTTAACCCGCCATTTCTATTAATTCATTTTTAATTTAGGAGAATATGGCTACACAAATCACACCTACTACAGAGCTTCAAGCTGTCAACATTATGTTGTCACACATTGGAGAAGCTCCTGTAAATGCAATTACAGGTACAACATCAGTTGATGTATCTACAGCTAAAAATCTTTTAGATGAAACAAACATGTCAATCCAAACTTTAGGATGGCATTTCAATACACATTACAATTATAAAACCTTATCCCTTGATTCCAACGGGAGAGTTCCCCTTCCAGCAAACTGCGTTAAAGCTGATGCTAGCGCCAGTGTTAGATTTTTAAATTACACAATGAGAAACGGTTACCTATATGACATGGAAACACACACAGATATATTTACTTCTGCACCATCTTTAGTTGACCTTGTTTTAGTACAACAATTTTCAGACTTACCAGAATACGCTAGACAATATATTGTAGCTAAAGCTTCAAGAAGATTTGCTTCAAGATTTGTTGGTGATAAAGAAATTATTAGTTTAATATCAGCAGATGAACAAGAAGCATTAATGGCATTTCATCAAGCAGATAGTCAAGCGTCTGACATTAATATGTTAGAAGGTGACGCAAATACTTATTCAATAATTAACAGAACTAAAAGAAGGACTTACTAATGGGTGGAGTAGTATCACAGAGTATTCCTAATTTTCTGAATGGTATCTCACAACAGTCTCCAACACAAAGAGGTATTAATCAGGGTGAGGAACAAATCAATTTACAAAACGGTATTGTAGATGGTCTAGCTAAAAGACCACCTTTTGATTATGTCTCTACTTTAGATGCTACAAATGTTTATCCAAACACTACAAAATTCTGGTCTATTCAAAGAGATAAAACAAATCAATTTATGGTTGCCATTTATAATGGTGGTATTAAAGTTTGGGATTTAGAAGGTAATTCAAAAGCAGTTACTATTGCAAGTGGTGCAGGTTACTTAGCTTCTACTAATCCAAAAAATGATTTTAGAATGGTTAACATTGCTGATTATACTTTTATAGCTAATACATCTAAAACAGTTTTAGCTGATACAACTTTAAGCACAGCTAAAGTACAAGAATTTTATATTAATATTTTATTAACTAATTATGGTAAAGAATATTCTGTAACAGTAAGACACCCTAATATGTCTTATGATATTAAAGCTTCATTACAATTACCTACTGGAAATGATGCCGCAACAGATGGTAAATTTAGAGACACAGCACACATTGCTGATATATTATTTAAAGGAACTTCTAGTTCACATTTTAATTCTAGTTCTGATGCATCTTTTGATATTACAAGAACTGACACAGGTGCTTCTTTAGGAGCAACTACAGGTTTAGGTACAAACTCTGGTGTAACAAGTCATTTTACTATGACTCTTTTTTCAGGTGTTATTAGAGGTGTGTCTACAAATGGCAATGCTAACTTTACTGTTTCAACAAGTGATGGTACAGGAAACACAGGAATGTTTGCAGTAAGAGATGAAATTATTGATTTTACAAAATTACCTTATTACGCAAGTACGGATAGTAAAATTAAAGTTACAGGAGATGAAGGTGATACTTTATCAGACTATTGGGTAAAATTTGAATCTGATGGTGTGTGGAAAGAATGTATAGCACCAGCAGTTAGTTTAGGTTTAAACAATGCTACAATGCCTCATGCTTTAATTAATAATAATGATGGTACATTTACTTTTCAAGAAGTTGATTGGACAGATAGAATTGCAGGAGATGGAGAAACAAACTCTAGTCCTAGTTTTATTAATACTAACATTAACAATTTATTATTTTATAAAAATAGATTAGGTATACTAGCTAGAGATAATTTAATCTTTACAGAGAATGCTAGTTTCTTTAACTTTTTTGCAAAAACAGTAACTCAAGTTTTAGATACAGACCCTATAGATATAGCGGCTTCTGGTTCTGAAGTTAATACTTTATTTGATAGTGTGGCTTTCAATGAATCTTTACTTTTATTTTCTGAAAAATCACAATACAAATTAGGAAGTGTGGGAGAAACTATTTCACCTACTACTGCTGTTTTAAATGAAGTATCTTCTTTTGAACACAACAAAGATGTTAAACCAATTTCAGCAGGTAAGTATGCATATTTTGCGCAAGCTAGAAACAACAACACAGCAATAAGAGAATACTATGCTGATGATGATACATTAACAAATGATGGTTTAGACATTACTGTATCAGTTCAAGATTTAGTACCTAGCAATGCATATCAAATGCTAGCCAACACAACAGAAGATACATTAATTACATTATGTGCTGACACTGTTGATACACAAGTTGCACCTTATACTACTGGTACAGATTTAACATCTATTAACGGTGGTACTATGTTTATTTATAAATATTTCTTTGATGGTGGTGAAAAAGTACAAACAGCATGGTCAAAATGGACTCTAACTAATGGTAAAATTATTGGTGGAATGACATTTGAAAGTTTTGTTTATTTGATGGTGTCTGAAGGACAAACAACAAAATTATTAAAAATTGATTTAAGAAATTTAAAAGATACTACAACAGGTTTTGGAATTTATTTAGATTTAAAAACTAAAGTTACAGGTACTTATGCAAGTGGAACAGGTTTAACAACTGTTACTTCACCTTACGGTGTAAAAACAGGTTTAATAGCTGTTGATGCTACTAACGGAAACAATTTTACATTAACACCTACAACTGGGTCTTCTTATACATTAATAGGTAATCATACTGATATTTGGTTAGGAAGAACTTATGAATCTAAATACAGATTGTCACCTCAATATGTTAGAGAAAATTCTGGTAGAGGATTAATTGCAGTTACTTCAGGTAGATACCAAATTAGAAATATATCTTTTAACTATGAGAACTCAGGTTATTTTCAAGTAGAAGTAACACCTCAGAATAGAGATACAAATTATTCGTTTATGAATGGATATGTTATTGGCACAGCTACAAGTTTAGTAGGTGTACCAGCAATAAGTGGTGGTACGATTAAAGTACCCGTTTCATGTAAGAACACAGATTTTACATTGGATATTAAAAGTAGCTCTCATTTGCCTATGTATATAGCTAGTGCAGAAGTAGAAGGTTACTACCACAGTCGTTCAACAAGGATTTAATTATGATTAAAGAAAATTATGTAAGACCCGCTATTCTAAAAGATGCCTTAGAGTTAGCACCAAAAATAAGAAAAGGTGACAGAGAAGAGATACAAGCTTCTAGTAATGTATCACCTTTGAAAGCTTTAGTAATACCATTTACACAGGATAAAGCAAAAATATATAGTGTAATTGGAACTGAATCTGAAGGTGTTATAGGTATGTTTGGTGTGGCTTCATGTGAAGACCCTGAATATGGCGTGGCATGGATGTTATCTAGTGAATTGTTATTTAAACATACAAAACAATTTATAAAAGAATGTCCACAGTGGATAGAAGAAATGGGAAAAGGTTATAATTATTTATATAACTTTGTAGACAAAAGAAATTGGAAGTCAATGAAATGGCTTCAGTATCTTGGCTTTGAGCCATCAACCGAAATTGAAAAATACGGATATGGTAAGATGCCATTTTTATTAATGATGAAGGAGATAAACAAATAATGTGTGATGTAGTAACAGCGTTAAAAGTAGGTATGGCAGTGCAGAATTACAGAAGCGCTAAAGCTGTTGCTAAAGGTCAAAAACTTGCTAACACACAGACAAGAAAAAGTTCTGACAAAGCTTATTTAAATGATATTTCTAAAATAGATAAAGATGCAGTATTAGCAACTAGAGAAAAGAAAGCTGAAGACTTTAGATTAAGCCAAGAAGAAAATGCTAAAAAAGCAGAAGCATTAAATACTAATGCAGGTAATGGTCTTAAAATAATGCAAGACATAGGTGGCGGATATGATATGCAATTTTTAGATGTATCAAGAGATTTTGAAACAGATGTTCTTAATTTAGTATCACAAGAAAGTGAAGCTTATGGAGCACAAGAAAGAAGATACAATAGTATTAAACCTGTNACTATGCCAAGTAAAACTGGATTGTATTTACAAGTAGCAACTATTGGCGCAGAAGGTTGGCAAAAAAGTCAATCCAACACAGCCCCAGACATAACATCAACAGAAGGTTCACATTAATATGGCATATAAATCAAGAGTAACAAACAAAAGATATGGAGCTACATTTGGTGGACAAATACGGTCATCTGATAGTAGTTCTTCTACAGAATTATTAAAAACATTATCAGCAATTACTCCTACATTAGAAAAAATTCAAGGTAACTATATTCAAGGTAAAAAAGATGTTGCTAAAGAAGAAATAAATAAATTATATTTAACTAAAAATCCAGAACAAATTCAAAAAGAAATATTAAATGGTGACCACCCTAATTTAACTGGTAAGTATGTAGATAAAACTGTTGCGTATCACACAGGTAGATACCAAGCAGTAGATACAATTGCTAAAATTACAGAGAATATTGGTGATTATAATTTTAAAGAAGATAACTTACCAGCATTTTATAAACAATTTTTACCTGATATGAAAAATGCAGAGGGTTCATATACGCTAGGTTTTGCCGCAGTATTCAATGAGTACAAAGCTAAGGCGGCTATAGCAGATGCTAAAGTTAGAAGTAAATATGCACAAGAAGAAAAAATTAAGAATGGTGCTAAAATATTATCGTCTTTCAGTGCAGAGACTTTTTGGGAAAGAAAAAGTTCATTAGAAGTAGATTTACCAGCAGAAACTAAAAATGGTAAAAAACATAAATTATATACTACTGATGAGTCTAATGCTTCCGCTTATTTATATTTATCAGGTGCAATTGATACTGCAACAACAAGTGAAGAGTTATATAAAATAGAACAAATTATTGATGCTGACAGAGGTGTTGGTAAAGGTGGTAATGAATTAGGTTCTATGAGAAGTGTTAAAAATAATCCTACTATAAATGGTATTATACAAGCGTTAGAAACTAAAGAAAGAACATTAGTTAATGCAGAGTATACTGCAAGTCAACGACTTAAAGATAAAGAAAAAACAGAATACACAAAAAATCTTTTTGCTATAGATAGGTCTACAACAGAAGGTGCTATTGAATATACTAATTTACTTAAAGAAGCTACTGACAAATATCCAGAATTAAATGCTACTATTAATAGTGTTGCTAAAAATAAATATGAAGTAACCGAAGATGATAGTGCAATTGCTCAATTAAAAATCTCAGTTATGAAAGGTGATTTTAATGGTAGTCTGGCGGCATTACAAGATGAATGGAGCACTAAATCTAACAATCCAGAAACACTTGTTAAATTAACTGACCTGTGGTTAGCATCTAAAAAATATGAAAACAGTAATTACACACCACCTTTTCAAGAACCAGCTTTTACAAAAACTGCTAGTAAAATACAAAGACAAATTGTTGACTCTGTTACAGGAGTAGATAAAAAATACAATGGACAGAAAAATCAATATATTGCTGATTTAATTACAAACGATTTACAAGAAGAATACATGGATTGGTTAGAAAAGAATCCTAAACCAGCTAGAATGGAAAACACACAAGTTCAAAATGAATGGGTTAAAGAACAAACAAAATTCTTTAATGATTCTTATAATGAAAAAATTAAAACCTACAGTCAGCAAAACTGGTTAAATGCTGTTGCTGAAAGAATTAATAAGAATGGTTTAGATTTAACTTCAGATATAGATTTAGATAGTATTGCAATTGAGTATTATGAAGAAAAAGTTTCAAGCGCTGTTACTGCATTTAAACCTTTTGTTAATGAATTACAATCTGAGTCTGATTCAAATTTAACAAATTTATCTGATACTTTAATGGCATCTTCAGATTTTCAAAATTTATTAAAAACAAAAGGGTTTGAAGGTTTTGCAAATGATACTACTAAACAAAAAGCTTTAGCAGAAAGAATGATTAAAGATTTAGGTTTAGAAAGTTCAGATTA